GATAAGATTGTCTTGACGGGTTACTATTTTAATCTCTAATTTAACTGACATGGTTTAATCTCCTATTAACAAACGTTTCAATCTTCTAACCTTATTCGCAGCTATTCTAAAGCTTTCCTCTTGCATTGCCCCTCCCCACCCCCGTACACCTATAAGTATATCCCGCAAAATAATACAACTTCGCACAGTTTCACAATATATCATTTAAGTCAACTGTTAAGATGTAACACCTATAGTGTTATGATATATCATATACCCCTAGGCTTGACACATACATTTTCGGGAATGTCAAGCTAAATGGTTGCATGAGTGTATAACTTTTATTACTTATGCAGTTTAAGATCATATAAGTAATAGTGGAATATGGTGTGATGATTACTAGCTAATATGGGGGCGGAGTGTAAGAAGTTATAGTGTAAAATGTCTTATAGAGCTTAGTTAGTGCCTCAGAACATAGGTTAACGGACATTGAACGGGCACTATGATCGTAGTCTGCCGCTGAGATAATCAGGCCAGATAGCTCTACTGCTGCTCTTTTAAGGGTTTCATCCAGCTTCTCAAGGGTGGTTTCATACTCAAGTAGCTCACCACGACTGATAATATCCACGGCCTGTATTGTAGACTCTATTTTGACAAGATCGTTGGTATCTAAACCGTTTTTCCACTCTGTTATGAGGTTAGTTGGTAGCTCTAGTTCCTCTGCGATTTGCTCAACAGGGATTAGATGCTTCAATCGTGCTATAGCTTTAGCTTTTATCTCTTTGGTTATCAAGCTCAAGTTCCTTATTGAGGATAGTTATCGCTTTGAGGATGAGATGACTAAAGCTAACTCCTGTTCTCCTAGAGTGTTTTTTTAGCTTCTCTACTTCTATTATATCAGTTACGTTCTTTTTCACAACTGAAAAACTAAAAACTCTATTATCCACTTGTTTTCTCTAGTTATTTTCAATTTTAATAAATTTAATACACCCAAAATAACATATTTTAGTTTATAACGCTAGTATTTTTTGATATAATGACGGAACTGGTATGTATTTACCATATGATTAGTTTTAACAGGAGTCTACAATGGGTACTACAGGAGCTAACGCTGCTGACACTCAGGAAGATGAAGTAGAAGGTGCTAACAACACTGAACTTTCTTTTGCTGATAAGGTCAACGATGCAGTAAAGAATATGAAAGTGAATGATAAAGGCGTCTACGAACTTCCAGCAGATTTACCTGAAGAAGTTAGGGTTGCTGCGATGGCGGAAAAGAAATTCCGTGATACACAATCCGCTTTTACTAAGACTAATCAGAAACTAAAGACTTTAGAAGCTGAAAAAACTATACTTTTAACGAAGGCGACTGAAAATGTTACTATAGAACTCTCTCAGGAGCAGAAAGATGAGCTTGAAGAGCTTAAATTTTCTGACACTGAGGCTTGGCGCAAGAAATTGAATAGCTACGAAAGAGATGCTGTAGATAAACATAGGAAGAAACTGGAACAAGAAGTTAAGGAAGTTTCAACTTCAACTCTGGATACTGAAGAACTAGAAAGACGCAAGCAGGTATTATCCGATTTTAAAAAGGAACACCCAAGCTTCGACTTAAATGATGATATCATAGCGAATGACATTCCTCCGCGCTTAACCAAAAAGTTAGCAGAAGGGAATATTACGTTCGACGAATTTGTAGTATCATGTTATGAGTACCTGAATAAAGGCAAAACCATAAAAGATACTGAGGATGCCGGTAAAAGACCTAACTTATCTAAGCTAGGCGGCAAATCCAGTCCAGACGATAAAGCTATTGCAGAGGATACTCTGCGCTCTTACGAAAAAGAAATCTACTAGAGCTGTTTCTAGTAGATGTAGCAACCCTACTAGAGGATAAACAATGGCTTATATATCCATTACATCCGAGCTGAAGCGCAAAAGATGGATGCGTGAAGGTTTGGTGCAAGCAGCCTCGAAGTCGTTCTGGTCCCCCTATACCGGAATGACGGATGACTCGGTAGTTATTCAGGTGAATAACACGAACGCTGCTGAAGGTCATACTGTCGTATTCGATTACGATGGTAACTTATCAGGGAAAGCGATTAAAGGTAAGAATACTGCCTTTGGTCAAGGTGAAAAGAAGAAAAAGTTTAGCAACAAGATTACTGTTGATCGTTACCGCTTGGTAGCTGATAACGGTGATAGTTTCGATGCTGTTGATGTAGGTGACTTGTCACTCTCTCAACACTCAGACTCTCGTTCTAAGCTGGCCGATCTTTTCGTGCGTTGGAAAGACCAGATGATCTTTGACGTTGCTCAAGGTGTAGTAGGTGCTGCACCAAGTCACATCATTGACGTTGGCTCTACGTTCGACTACAATACCTTAATCGACATTGAACAGTTTGTACGTTCGTCTACTGGTTTTACTAACTCACCTGTAGCGCGTATGCCCTTGATGCCCTATCGTTTCGCAGATGGTAGAGCGTTTTACCTGTTCGTTGTAGATACCTTTACAGCTACAAAGCTGAAAAAGGCTACAGGTTATCAATCCCTCGTTTACAATGCTGATGTTCGCGGGAATGACAACCGAGCAATTAAAGGTGTTATCGGTCGTTTAGGTGCATTACTGATTGTTGAAGCTGATATGTTCTTCGGGGAAACTGCTAACCTTAGTTCGTTAGTAGGCTTTGAAGACACTGAAGTTGAGATTGCTGGTATGCGGCGTTATGATAGTGCAGGAGCTTGGACAGGTCAAACTGACTTTAACCCTACTCTCGCTATTAAGAGCCGTAACCTCATTCTCGGTCGTAATGCTGTTCAGCTTGCTTTCGGTAAGATGCCGGACTACAAGTTCCAGCCCTCTATGGACTTTGGAATTAAATCCGAGTCTGCTGTAGAGTTCTGGACGAACGCACAAAAGACTAAACTGATAGCAGAGATGGAAGACTACAAACAGGCTAAAGTTGCCGGATATGATTACGGTGTTATAGCTATTGATGTAGAAACCGATGCTGCTGGCTAAGGAGAGAAACTATGGCTGATTTAACCCGTAAATATAAGAATAACGAAAAGAAAACGTATTCTGTAATGGCGGCTCGTGTTAAACACACAGACGTTGCTACAGGTACGAATGAGTTATTCACACTACCTCCTAACTGCCTGATTGTAGATGCTGCTATTGTAGCTGAAGTTGCCGGACAAGCTAGCTTGACTGTAGACTTTGGTTTCTCTGGTGGTAACGAACTTGGTAACGATATTGACATTGCTCAAACTGGTGTTGATACTGTTGCTTTAGTATCAGGTGCAAAGGCTCCGCGGTTACTGACTGGAACTGGTAAGACCGTTACCGCTGTGTTCAGTGCAGACCCTACGGCTGGTGAGTTCATCTTCCTCGTAGAGTACATTGAGTACACTAAGGGATGTGGTGACCTTACTAACCTTGCCTAAATCTGACGAAGATAGGTTAAGGGGTATGTGACTATCCCTTAACCTCCTTTCAGGTGAGAGATGCTAGCTAAAGAAGTACTAAGAGACGTTCGATATAAATTAGCCGATACATCTGTAAATAGGTGGTCGGATGATCGTCTCTTATCCTTATTGAATGAAGGTATTCTTGATTTAGCTAAGAATACCATTTTGTTTATAGAAGAGATATTCTACCCTATTCCTTCTCTAGTAGGTGATATAGACCTTACAAGTAAGGCTATAAAGATACTTAGAGCTGAATACTTAGACGATCCTATAACATTCTATAGTTTTGATGAAGCGGATAGGAAGTTTGGTAGTCTGTGGCAACAGGATAAAGGTACGGCTGTAAAGGGTTTAATATATGGTAAACAGCGAAGTATGATACTTAAACAGTATCCTCTGCTAGAGACTTCATACAACCCACATATAGTTTACAATAGTAACTATGGTATAATTACGGATATATCATACAGTGATATAGCTCCTGTACTTACTGGTAATTATGGTGATATAGCTTTCATACCCGACTCTGCACTTATAAAGTTTTACTACATACGCAAGCACGATCGTATAACGGATGTAAACGCTACTCTGTATATAGATGAACTGATTAAACCTATGCTTGTCCATTATATAACCGGACAGGCTTTTAAGGATAATCAAGATGTTCAGAATATCAACAGGGGTAACGAAGAGCTTCAGCAGTACTATAGTAAGTCTGAAGAGTATAACATACAAAAATCTCAGTTATTTGTAAGATCGGATCATACTACAGTGTATGACCCTTTAGGTAGATAAGATGATAAAACAAGACGTAACACGAAATTTAATAGGTTTAGAAGACTTAGCTCTAGGTGTAGGTACTGTACAGCAGAGGCGCGGACCTATAGGTACTGCTACTATACCTATTACCAAGATAAATGGAGCTAACCTACCCTACGATGCAAACACAACATTAAAACAGAAATTTGACGGTTTAGAAGCTAGAATGGACACACTACCTCCTGTAGTGGATCAGGATGGTAATTTGCTTACTGGTTTGATAAACACCAGTGTACAGCAGCTAAACCTTACAGGCAGACTATGGCGTAAAGATTTAGGCGCTACGGCACTCCTGTATTATGGTACAGAACTACTGTTCGAGTACGATAAGACTAATGGTAATATTGTCATCCCTCCTGACACTAACTATATAGCTGCTGATAATCTTATTATACAGCAATATACGGCTGCGGATCAGGTTATTAACGCAACTATAACAGCTTTATTAAATGCTTTAAAGAGTGCAGCTTATTTAGATGTAGGTGTAGGTGCTAATAACGTTGTACAACTTGATAGTGCTGGTAGGATGCCTCAAGTTGATGGCTCGTTACTGACTAATCTTAACGCTGGTGTTCCAGTTGGTTTCATAGGCTTAGTTGGACATTCTATAGCAGATGTAAATTGGTTAGAATGTAATGGACAAGCTATTTCAAGAGCTACATATAGTTTACTGTTCAGTAAAGTAGGTACATCCTACGGTATAGGTGATGGAAGTACAACCTTTAACCTACCTGATTTAAGAGGTGTGTTTGTTAGGGGTTGGAATGGCGCTGTTACTGGTACGGACCCTAACAGGGTATTAGGTTCCACTCAACAGGACTCTATAAAAGCACATAGCCACGCGGCAGGTACATTAGTTACCTCGATAGCACCCAATCATAGTCATACTATAGAGAGGGAAGGTAGCGGTCAAGGTGGTACTAGACCTGCGCTGGCTAACGTTGGTGTTAGTACCGCACCTTTACTATCTAATACATCTTCTGCTGGTTCACACTCTCACACAGTCACAGGTTCTACAGCTTCTACTGGTGATGGTGAAACTAGACCGATAAACACAGCTTTAAAATACATTATTAAGGTTGCATAGTGAAACTTAATACGTTTGATGGAGGAAAGTCTACAAGAGTTAACCCTACATTGTTAGGGTTAAACGAGGCTGTCTGCATGGTAAACGTAGATAATACAGATTTAACTCTTACATCTTGCTGTGGATTGCGAGAAGTTGAAGGTGTTACTGTAAGTGGATACTTTTATAACTATAAGAACATTTGGCTTAGTTCTACTTCTGAAAGAAGCTATGTAGAATACAAAGGTGTTTTATACTTTACTGAAGCTAATAGTAAACCTAAGAAGAACGATGGCCAAAGAGAGTTAACATTAGGTATAGAAGCTCCTACTAACAAGCTAGTTGCTACTCAAGTAACTCCCGTAGGTACGGAGAAGATATCCGATGTTGCAACCGTTGTACAGTATGTCTATACTTATTACAATGCTCAAGATGGTGTAGAGAGCGCACCTTCACCTATATCCGATGAATTGAATTTAGCTGCTAATACCGTTGTAGATGTTAACGGTTTAGAGTTATCAGAAGATGTACAGGTTGATAGAATAAGACTATACAGAGTTGGTGCTGGTTCTACTGTGTTTACCCTAGTTGAAGAACTGCCACACTTTGCGACTACTATTAGAGATGATACACCTACTCTTAGTTTAGAAGGTGACTTATTAGAAAGTGTTGATAATCAACCCCCACCGTTAGGTCTTCAGTATTTAGTTGAGGCTTACGGTACTTTATTCGCTGCGTTAGGTGATAAGTTATATTTTACAAAACCTGGACAACCTGATGCTTGGCCCTCATTATATTATCTGGATTTACCTTATACAATAACTGGTTTACTAGTTGTGTCTAATGGTATTTTAGTGTTCTCTAAGAACGCTACGCATGTTTTATTAGGTGTTAATAAAGAAAGTTTTTCAATAGAGGATGTATCCGATGAGCAAGGTTGTATTTCACATCTGTCATGTAAGAAGTGTAAGAATATTCCTTTTTGGGTTTCTAGTGACGGGATTTGTACTTACGCTACTGGTATAGTCTCTTTAGTTTCTATGGAGAAGTTAGGTAAACTAAACCTATCTGTTGTCAATGCTGTAGTATACAATGAACAGTACTTCCTGCTATTAGCTAATGGCTCTCTTCTGTGTATGGACTTGAGGTTTGTCCCTAACTTCAGAGATTTTAAGTTTGATCTTATGGTAGACAATGTACATAAGTTTGATAACCAACTTTATGCTAGGTGCGCTAATAAGCTGTATAAGTTATTCTATTCCGGTTTAGAGAAGTTCCACTATAAATCACCTAAGCTTACTGAAGGGGATCATTCTGTAGTAAAAATGTATAATAATATCTATATGAGGTCTTGCGGTGATTTTGAAGTTAAGGTGTTTATAGACGATAATATAGTGGTAGAACAAATGTTTACAGGGGACGCTATACATGATATTATGCCGAATATGGAGGACCAGAGAGGGTCCAATATCCAATTTGACATAACTGGTATAGGGACTGTCTATGAGGTTGAATACAAAGCGTTAGGTAGAAACAATGGCAGGTAATCAACAGTTAGCTAGAGATATAACCAAGTTGTTCGAGATGAAAGATACATCTGAACCTCTTAGGAAGTTGTTACAAGATTTGATTTCAAGGATAACAGTATTAGAGAACAAGGTCAAGGCACTTGAAGGAAATTAAATTCATACCCAACGAAGATTTTATAACCCTTTGTGAGTTAGCTTTGCCTATGTACAAAGCTATAAGACCTGAGACGAACGCTTTTCAGGCTGTTAATACATTGATACATAATATAAACTCTCGTGAAGGTTTCTTAGCTGTGGGAGCCTATGACGAAGGTAAGTTAGTGGGTTTCTTGACTGGTTATACATTCGACAACAGTAATACATTCTACTTTGATTGTTTATATATGAGTAAGAAAGATGCACCTTTATTAAAGGATTTGATAGATTTCTCTATAGCTCATATTAAAACTGAACTAGGTTTCACAAGTTGGATATTAGATGCATATAATGAGAATATGGCGTCTATGGCTGAGAAGTACGAGGCTAAGATAGAGTCTATTAGATATAAGGCGGTTATGTAATGGGTGGAGTTATAGGTAAAGTAACGGACGCTGTAGGCTTAACTAATAATAAGGGTGCTAAAGACGCTCTTAACAGTGCTAATGATGCTGCTGATGTAGCGTTAAAGTTAGGTAGACAGCAAATAGAATTGATGAAGGAGGGGTTAGAGTTTCAGAAACAACAGTTAACAGACTGGAAAGCTGTTTACGGTGATATTGAAACTAACCTTGGTAACTATTACAAGAATTTAAACGCTAACGATTTAACAGCTATGGGTTTACAGAACCAACAAGCTGAGTTCCAAGCAGCTAGACAAGAGATAATTCGTGAAGCTGCACAAAGAGGAATATCTAACAGTGGTTTAGAATATGCAGCTACATCTAATGCTAACATAGTTAATGCACAAGAAAGAGCGCGTATAAGAACCGCTGCACCTTCACAAGTAGCTGCGGAAAAGTCTAATTTCTTAGCTTTAGGTTTAGGCCAGAGGTCTAATATTCAAGCTAATATTGGGAATGCTTACTCTGGTGTTAGTACTGCATACTCTAGTCAGATAGCAACTTATAATAATCAGTTTCAACAATATTTACAGACTTATCAGAATATGGCTGCACAAAATCAAGATACTATGGGTTCAGTAATAGGTACGGCTGTTGGATTTGCTAGTGGTGGTCCTGCTGGCGGCGGTATGTCTGCTACAAGAACGGCTGGTAGGGTCGGAGGATTTGGATAATGGGTTTTATTGAAGGTTTTAATTCTGCACAAAGTGCTATTCATAACAGAGAAATGCGGCGTATGGCTGCTACTGAGAGGAACAATCTCTTAGTTGCTCAAGGTTATAACATAGATAAAAATGGGAATATAGTAGGTATAAATCCTGGCACTCAGGCTGATGTAACTGCTATGCAGCTTAAGGAACAGGCGCAACTGTTACAAGCTACACAAGCAAAGGTAGCTCAGATAGCATCTGATGACTCTTTAGACTTATTCGGTCAAACGGGTGATGCTCGTAACCTACAGATAGCTATGGATAACAATCCTGATACTATAGGTAAAGCTGCTAGGCAGAGAGGTGTGTTAAGTATCTCTAATATAGATTTTGAAAATGATGCTAACTTACTGACTAATGCTGGTTTACAGCCTTCCGCATATGATACAGAAGAGAAGAGAAGTATACTTAAAAAGAGTATGTTTAAGTTAAGAACTGTAGATGGTGAGCAGATAGGTTTAGCTGACCAGCTAGCTGCTGAAATGGGTTCTTTAACTCGTATGGGTCCAACTAAGTCTGCTAATATAATAAACAACAAGAAGAATTTAGTATCATTACTCTCTGGACCTAAAGCACATCCTTACACTGCTGAAGGGCATAAGTATGAACAGCATATAAATAAAGCTGCTGAGAAGTATAATCTACCTCCTAACCTTATAGCCGCGATGATACAGCAAGAGAGTAGCGGTGATCCTAATGCAGTATCGCCTAAAGGTGCAGGTGGTTTAATGCAGCTTTTGGAAAGCACAGCTAGAGATATGGGTGTTACCGATAGGTTTAATGTAGGTCAAAATATAGATGGTGGTGCTAAGTACCTAAGAGAACAGTTAGATAAGTACGGTGGTGACTTAAAGTTAGCTCTAGCTGCTTATAACGCTGGTCCTGCTAGGGTAGACGAGTATGGTGGTATACCCCCTTTCTCTGAAACTAGAAACTATGTAAATAAGATACTTAGTAACTTAGATGGTGCAGAAGCTTACTATGGAGGGGACTCTAACACTGTAGCTGATGATATCTTAAGCAGACACCAGAGGATACAAGATACGATATTAGAAGATCAGGCTGCTAGGGTTAAGGCTCAAGGAGGTATGACTAAGAAAGAGGCTGAAGCTAAACTTACTAATGATGTTCTTATAAGGGCACAAGAAGAAGAGAAATTACAACTACAGAAAGAAAACTTAGAAGTTCAGCGTGAGAAGAATAAGATAGAATTACAAAAAGCAGAAAACGGTACTGATGAAAAACCTACATCTAAGCAACGTGATCTAGCCTCTGCTGAGAAAGAAGCTGATGATCTAAAGGATAAGTTAGGTGTTAAGTCGTTTACTGAGGTGGATGTTAGCACATTAACCCCTGAGCAAGTTGACGATTTTAGAAATGTTGTTATGAAGATAGAAGGGTTAACAGGCAGGAAACCGGATACTAACTTAATAAACAATCTTAAGGAAATTAAGAAGTTAGTTACTCTTAGTGAGATGAGTTCCGATTTAGACTTCCAAAGTACTGGTGCTAGTTCTACCTACTTTGGTGATTTGTATAAATTTATATCTGATGATGTTAACGCTACAACAGTACAGAAGAGAGCTGCGTTTGAACAGCTTACAGGTATACTTAGAAAATCTTTATCTGGTGTAGCTGTTACACCTATAGAATTGAAAAATTTTACAAGTGCTTATGGTAGTTCATATGAAGGTTTAGGCTCTTTAGCTGCTAAACTGTCTGTAACAGTAGAGCAGATACAAGCTGATATAGATGCTGTTAGTGATACATTACTTCCGGTACAATCTGCGCTGTATTTAGGTGTGCCTAGCACTAAACTAAAGAAGGTTAAAGAAAACCTGAATATGGTTAAGAAGATGCTTAGTTCAGGCACTACTAATACTCAAACAGGTACACCACAGGCAGTAAGCAAGTCCGCTATGGAAGTATTCGGGGAATAGAGAATAATGAAAACGGACATACAGACTCTACAGGACTGGTTTAAGATAGGGTACGATGCTTACTACGATAGTAGGATGGAGGCACAGGAAATCCTTAACTTCTACCATAATAGACAGTACACCGAAACTCAGAAGGCAATTCTGAATGATAGAGGACAACCTGTAGAAACGTTTAACGTTATAAAGCTGTTTGGACGGTTGCTTTTAGGTTACTACGCTACTGTAGTTAATTCTATTCGCGTAGACCCTGTCCAAGAACAAGATATATTAACTGCATCCCTTATCAATAGTACTATAGACTATGAAATGAGGACTAATCAGTTTGAAACTGAAGGTGATAAGGTAAAGTTAGATGCTATACTACAAGGGGTTATGTGTGTTTATTTAGATATAAAAGACACAGGTAAGAGAGATCAGTTTGGTAGAAGAATTAAGAAAATAGACCTTACTCACGTTCCTGCTGAAGAGATCGTGCTTGATCCTATGAGTAAGAAGGAAGATTACAGTGATGCTAGGTTCCTTCACCGTTTTAAATGGATAGATGAGACTAACTTAATAAAGTTGATAGTTGAGTTAGGTAAATCTAAACAAGAGGCTAATGATATATTAGATCAGTTAGAAGCTTATGAGAACCATTTAAATATAGATGAGGCTGAGTTTGACAAGAAGTATAACATACAGTTCGATGGTTACTTCAAAAAGTATGATAACTACCTTATAGTTAACACTGTCGTAGTTGATGATGACGATAGATGGTGGAGTGTGTACTGGTCTGGTGATGTAGAGTTAGCTAGGAATGAAATAACTTTTAGAGAAGTTAAGTACAACTACCGTGTACATAAAGTTAACGTATCAGACCAGACAGAGTTTTATGGTATTTTCAGGGAAGTGCTGGAAACTCAAAAAGCTATTAACCAAGCTTTGCTTAAAATTCAGCTTATGGTTAACACACAGAAAGCTTTTGTGGAAACTAACGGTGTAGAAGATATAGATAAGTTTACACAACAGCTTAACAGGGTTAACCAAGTTATCCAAGTTAAATCCCTTAAGAAGATTAAGATAGAAAACCTCTCCCGCGAGGTTATAGATCAGTACACGATTATAGATAAAGCCTTAGATCGTATACAAAGGGTATTAGGTGTTAACGATAGTTTCTTAGGTATGGCTTTTGCATCCGATAGCGGGCGTAAGGTTAAACTGCAACAGAACGCTACATCTCTAGCTCTTACTTACCTGTCTGGACGTATCAAACAGTTCTACAGACTGTTAGGTCAAGATATGGCATCACTTATTAAGCAGTACTACACAGCTAGTCAGGCTGTATCCATAGCTGATGATTTTGTAGGTTTACGATGGTTAGAACTTAATAAACCTATGATGCAGTGGACAGGTCAAATAGACCCTAGTGGACAACCTATCATGGACTTTGTTTACGAGGAAGTATTAGACCCTGCTACAGGAGAACCTGAGTTAGATAAAGAAGGTAATATTATAATAGCTCCTGTTCCTACTAAAGAAACTGAGATAGCTTTTACGGATGTAGATATAGTTATAGATACCGTTATCTATAACGATGAAGATGAGAAAAACCAGCTTATGCTTGAGACATTCTTATCTGGTCCTGTAGGTCAAATGTTATCTATGACTAACCCTGCGGGTTACTTGAAAGCGGCTGCTTTAACTGTTAGAAGTACTAAGGTCAAGCACAGTCTGCAAATTGCGGATATATTAGAACAAACTGCTATGGGTATTATGCAAGCTGGTAATGTCGCTCCTCCTATGGAACAACAGGCTTCTCAACCTAGAAGCGGCGGTTTAAAACTACCTCAAAATACTAATGAGGGTGCATAATGGAAGAAATTAGTATTAATTCCCATATCTTAGGACAGGTATTTAATCCTCCGCAAACTATGGAGGATGAGTTACAGTATGTAGATAATGGGGATAAAGCAAGAAAAGCTCTTATAGCTAGATACCCTAAAGATAGAGTTATAGACGCCTTAGCTAGGAATAGAAAGACTTCTTGGGATAATGCAGAAGACTTACTAATAGAGAATATGGCTGATAAAGCCAGAAAGATGAGGTCTGAAGAATATAAATTCTCTGAAGAGGATATACAGACTGCTATCACAGGAAGTATAGACGATCCTAATTTAGCTTCTACTATCTATAAGAGATCACACCTTCCTAGAACATATTCTAAGCAGTCATTACCTTTTCCTGAACAAGTAAGACAGGCTCAAGAGTTATCAGCTTCCGTTAATAACATATATAACAGCTACGGAAATAACTTTAGGTATGGTGTATTAGGTATATTTAGTCAGGACGAGACTAATAAAGCATTGGAACAGTATCAACAACTCAATACTGATATTGTAAATAGACTTACAGAAGAAGGTTTTAAAGCTAGTGTTAATGATGATGGGCAGATATATGTACACAGTATTGACGGCGTACCTTATGAAGTAACACCTACGTTCTGGCAGAGTTTAACTGCTTCCAGAGCTGAAGCATCTTTATCAGCTTCAGGTAGTTTGTTAGGTACTGCTGCTGGCGTTATGATGGCTCCACAATCACTTGGACTGTCTATGTTTATAGGTGGTTTAGCTGGTGGTGCTATAGGGGGTTCCAGTGGTAGAAGTATAGATTTATTTAGAAACGCTTCTATAGCCAAGGATAAACTTGAGATTAGCTTTATGGCTAAGGAGATGTTTGAAGCCGGTGTATTCGATGCTACAGCTAGTATAGTAGGGGAGGCGGGATTATCTTTAACTGCTAGTTCAGTTAGAGGATTAAATACAGCTTGGAAGTTTGTTAAAGGTGGAAGACCACAATCAGCAGCAGAGTTCTTGAAGTCTGAGTTAGGTTACTCTGATGACATGGTAAAGTCTATAGTTGATAACTATGTTAGTACATTAGATAAAGCTCCTGAAAGAACAATTAAAGGTATGTTCGGTACTAAGAAAGTGGTACCACTGAATAAAGATGAGCTATCCGTAGCTGCTATATTAGAAACAGACCCTAGAGCTTTAGAAGTTGTGAATGGTGTAGTTAGCCAATCTTTAAAAACTACTAGGTCTATATTAGATCGTGTAGATGGCAGAGCTAAGGAAGTTAAGAAGTTAGCTGAACAAATATACGATCCTGATACAGCTTATAACGTTCGTAAGGCATATAAAGAGTATGAGTCTGATGTTGTTAAATCTTTCGGTGAGATGAGAGGTATAGCTGAAGATATTATAGATAATACAGATTATTCATTCGATGCTAAGAAGTTAGGTTTAGAGCCTGTATTAAAAGTATTACAAGAAGGTGCTGGTGATACAGCTAAGAAAGATAGTGCTATTAACATGGTAGCTAAGATAGAGAAGAAAACTTCAGGCAGGGAGTTCTCTGATTTATTTGAATTAAGAGCTAGCGTTAATAAGAAAAGGTATGCTGGTAATTTAGAGTTTACCGATAAAGAGGCTTTAGATAAAGCTATAGTTACTATAGATAAGGAGATATCTAAAGCAGCTAAATTGTATATGGGTAAAGAAGCTGGCAAGGAATGGCTGGATTTGTTTAGTCGTTCTAAGAAAACCTATAGCGATATGATGAGAGCTAAGGAAAACCAGCTATTCAAGTCTGTAGTAGAAGGTAGGATGACCGAAGGTGGTATGCAGGATGTTATATCCAAATGGTCATTAGATACTACTAATGACATAGAAGTTATGAATGTAGTTAAGAGTAGGTTATCTCCTGCTATGGCTTCTAAGATGGAAGTAGCGGCTGTAAAGAGTTTAATAGACAAACATACATTAGGAGCTGCTGATAGTTCCTTACAGGCTATAGACTTTCCTGTACTTCAACAACAGTTAGGTGACTTAAAAATAGATGGTCCTGAAGGTAAGTATCTTAAGGAGGTCGTAGATTTTTTTGCTAATACATTTAAGAATGATGCTAGTTTAGGTAGAATATCTGGAAGTCTTCGTAAACCTTCTGAGATAGCTTCTCTGTCTACTGATCCTGTTACTATAGGTAAAATGGCTATAGCTAGAAATATACTGACTTCTATAACTCAATTCTTACCAACTGATGCAGGTAGGAGAAGAGCTTTATTTGAGACAACTAAGAACATTTTTGATAACCCTTTAAACTATAAGAACCAACAGAAGCTTCTAGCAAAAATACCTGAGATGCGTAGGGACGATACAGCTAAGTTGATTACTGATTTAGGTATAGCTGTAATGAAAAGTAAGCAAAGACAGTCTAAAGAGTCCTTTGTTAGGGTATATCAAAAGTCTAAAGATGGTAAGGACAAGCTGACTACAGGTAATTTCGGTGAGGGTTTCTACTACTCTAAGAAAGTGGTTAAAGATAATCCTAACCAAAGAGTTATAGGTAAGGAGATAAATGTAGATCAGTTTGCTACATTAGACGATGTTAGAAGAGTACTCAGTCACCCTAATATTACTAATCTCGCTAGTATAATGAGATTAAAAGGTGCTAGGACACGGTTAAGAGAAGCGGGGTTCATGGGTCTAAAGGATGAGCAACGTTTTATGGTTTTTAAAGACTAAGGTGTGTGATGGATAAAGAAGACGATAGTAGACTAGACGGTCATATAAGGACTGTACTAACTGGTGTAGTTACTGCTCTACTTTTATGGATAGGTCTTACTGTACAGAGTATGTCTAGTGAGTTACCTGCCGTTAAAACTGATATAGCTCATATAAATAAGTCTTTAGAGAATATGGACGAGTTAAAAGAAGTAGTTATTGAGAATAACCAAAATATAAAAGATATAGACAAACGTGTTGATAGATTAGAAAGTAAGAGATGAAAACACAGGATATAATAGCTAGATATGGACAACCTGGAGAAAGACTAGGTTACTGTAAGTTACCATACCCTATGATTATAGCTTGGGA